CACGCAGGCAGGTGGGCGACGTGGCCGATCTGGAGGCGAGCATCCGCTCGCAGGGCATCAAACAGCCTCTCCTGGTCACGCCGACGGGAGAGACCGACATCGACGGGCATGCGCAGTACCGAGTCGTCATCGGCCATCGCAGGCTCGCCGCCGCCAAACAGGCCGGACTCGAGTCCGTGCCGGCGATCATCGAAAGGATGGACGCGCGGAGGGAACGCGAGGTCATGCTGGTCGAGAACTCGCAACGCTCCGATTTGACGCCCATCGAGGAGGCCGACGGCTATCAGGGGCTCCTCGATCTAGGCGTGGGCGTCAAGGAGATGGCCGAGAAGACGGGACGCAGCGACCGGTTCGTCCGCAGACGGTTGAAGATAGCCAGAATCCCGCAGGAGACGCGTGACGTGGCGGCCGATTTCAGCCAGATGAGTCTCGACCAGCTCGACAGGCTCGCGGAATTCGAGTCCGACCCGGACATGCAGCGCGAGCTCGCCCGCGCCGACGATTTCGACTGGACCTACCAGCGGCTCTCCCGGGAACGCCGTAAAGCCGCATGGCACGACAAGGCGCAGAAGGCGCTCGCCAAAGCCGGAATCAAAGTCGAAAGCTTCCCAGACGGAAAGAACTTCTGGAACTGGCATCCGTACGGATACCGGGCCGGCCGCATGATATCCAACATCGAAACGGACTTCTGGACCTCGTTCACCAGGGAATCCGATTGGCCGTCCGCACGTGTGTACGAGAATTCCGCGTTTGATGAGTTCTGCACGTACCTGCCGGTTCCCGCCGACGAGCTCGAAAAAGACAAAGCCAAGACCGACGAGGACAATGCCATCAAGGCACGAGGCAGGGAACTCAACCGACAGGCCCGCGAATTCGAAGCGATCGCCAAAGTCAACCGCACCACATGGCTGAAACACAACCTCCGCGCACTCACCCACGAACACGCGGAAACGGGAATCTGCAGGCTCGCGCTCGCTGACACGGTCGGCTGGAGGAGCGTGTTCCCGTACCAGTCCTACAAGGGCGAGGACGTCATCAGGGAGCTGATCGCGTTCGGCTGGAGCCTGCCGATCACCGAGCATGACGACGAGCACTGGTCGTTGGAATGCAAGGAGAACCTCGACTCGATCCGCATGGTGTTGAGGGACAGGCCGCTTCGAATTCTCGATGTTCTGGCCGCCCGCTGGGAGTCGAACATCGGCTGGAACTACTGGCGCCAACGGCATGGCGTGGACGATATGGGCATCTGGTACGACGTGCTGGAACGGATTGGCTACCAGGTCAGCGAAGACGAGAGGAAGGCGCTCAAGGGCGCATATCTCGGCGGAGGAGATGACGAATCATGAGCATGGAGAATGTTCGGAAACTGCTGTATCACGAGTACGGGCTTGACCCTTATGAGCTTCGTCTTCTGATGATGGTGGCCGACTGGACCGGCGATGACGGCAAGGGCTTTGCGAAGAGCGCGAAAACCATCGCATCGCAGCTGCATATGTCGGAACGCACCGTGCACAACAAGCTCCGGTCCCTGCGCGAGAAGGGTTTCTTGAGATACGGCAACCAGCACATCGTCGACGATATCGCGCCAAACCGCCGACCGAAGGTGTATGACATGCACCTGCCAAAAAACAGAGGTGAACGAAATGCACCCCAAGAAATCAAACCAAAAAACAGGGGTGAACGAAATGCACCCCAAAAAACAGGCATGAATCAGGGGTGCAACTGGCATGAATCTGGCATGAATCAGGGGTGCACACAGCGTGCAGACAATACTACTAAATCTATAGAAACAATAAAGACTATAGAGAGAGACCCGCGCGCGAAAACAACAACACCCATCCCAACCGACTGGAAACCAACCGAGGAACACAGGGCGCTCGCCGACAAGCTCGGCATCGACTGCGACATCGAAGCCGGGAAATTCCGCGACCGGGCACTCGACTCAGGAACCAGATCAGCCGACTGGAACGCGAAATTCCGCAACTGGCTCGTCAAAGGCAAGGAACGCGGATTCGCCACACCCAAAACCGGCACTCGCCGGTATACGTGGGGCAGCGAAGAGGTCAAACGCGTACTCGGCCCGATAGCCTGCGAAGGCACGGACACGTGCATGGAGCTCGCATGCAAGGTCGCCGACCTGCTCAACCAAGGCGTGGACCCGGACATGCTGCGCCGTCAGCTCGCGAACGTGCCCGGCGACGTATTGGCCGAACAACTGTTCGAACAGGAGGCGGCATGAACGCCATGACCATCGCACACATGGCCGGCATCCTCACCTCGGCCATCCAAGCCGCGGACCGATTGGAACTCGACGCGCTCAAAGGCCCGGCGCTCGCCGATATGGACCTTGACCGCATCCGCGATATCAAACGCGACTGCTCGACCTGCATCAACCTGCTCGACCAGCTCGGAAGGGAGCGACGATGAGCGACCGGCAATTCCAGGAATCGAAACGCGTCGCCTTGCAACGTCAGGGCTGGCATTGCATGCGTTGCGGACACAACCTGCACGACCCGACCGTCTGGCCGGGCAGGAGCGGCCACCACCGGCAGTTGCGCCGACGAGCCAACCCGACCATGCGCGACCTGCCGAGCAACATCGTCGAACTGTGCGGTTCCGGCACGACCGGCTGTCATGGTTGGACGCACGCGCATCCGGCCGAGGCGGAACGGTTCGGCTACATCATCCCGAGCTGGCGCGATCCGCTCAACGCGCCGATACGTGACTGGAACGGCGACTGGTGGTGGCTGTTGGATGACGGCACGGCGCAACGGCTCACTCAAATCGAAATCATCGAATGGCAAAGCAATTGGAAGGAAGAATCATGAGGAAACAGGACGAAGACATGAACGTGAAGCCGGAGGCGCTGCTCTGGCTCGACTTCGAAACGACCGGCACGGACAGGAATGACAGTCTGCCGTTGGAGGTCGGCATGGAATGCACCGACGTGCTGGGCGAACATTCGTATGGATCCCTGCATCGCATCATCAGACCGGACTATCTCGACCTGTTGGACATGGGCCCGGTCGCGTTCTCGATGCACACGGACAATGGTCTCCTGTTCGAACTGTTGAACGGTTCAGCCGGGAACGACTGCGTGGAAGCGGTCGCGGACGCCGTGGAGGAGTATCTCGACTCCCTCTCGCAACGCTTCACCTTGGTTCCGGCCGGAACGAACGTGGACTTCGACATCGACTTCCTGAAACGTCTCGACCTGGCCCCGGACAGGTGGCTGTCCTACCGCAAGTTCGACCTGACCACGCTCCGCCGGTATTTGAGGTTCATCGACTGTCCCGAGGATCCGTACAAGGGACATCGTGGCACGCACAGGGTACACGACTGCATCCGACGCGACATCAACGACTACATCCGGTACCGCACACTCCTGAAAAAGACATGGTGACAATGAAGAAGAAAACCACGAAGACCGTATCCAAGGAGACACGACCGCGCAAATGGCACAAACCAGTGCCATGCCCGACCTGCGGCAGCCGGAACATCAGCTTCGACCGGATCGCCTGGGCCGTCAACCGGAAAACATTCGCCATACGACAGATATGGGCATGCGCCTGCCAACACCACCACGGCATCCTCATCCTCACCCGCCACGACGACCTCAAGGAAGCCATCCGCGCATGGAACACGGAAGCCACCAGACAAGAAAGGAAACACTCGAAATGAGAAAACGCAAACCACTCGCGCTCGCCGGCATCGGCCTTACCGCCATCACCATGTTCCTGCTCACACCGGTATTCCTCCTCGCGCTCGCCGGATGCGGGAGCGCGTCGGAGCCTTCGACGCCAGCGCATGAGGTCAGGTCAATCGACTCGCAGTGCTCCGACATGGACGACGACTTCAGTGAATGCGTCATCACCCTGACCGACACGAGGAAAGTGGACTGCGTCGTCTACTCGGACTACAAGCAGGGCGGCCTGTCATGCGACTGGAGCCATGTGAGCGGCGCTGACAAGGAGCCGGCAAGATGAGCTACAACGTCGTCACCCAGGAAGGCGTCAGAACGTTCGAGAACATCGACGATGCTGGCGACTACGCGCAGGCCATGTCCTTGAGGACTGGCGAGCCGGCCAAGGTGTTCCATGCCGAGACCGGACTCGTCGCATTCACCGTCCGCCCAACCACGAAGGACACAAAATGAGCAATCGAAGTTATTTGGTGCCAAGGCCGCCAGCGTTCGACCATGAGCATCCCAGACCGAAGGAGGAAGGCGAGGTGCTGTACTGCGGAAATTGCCAAAAATGGTACGTATCATGGTTTCCCCTCACCGAAGTCAAAACCATATGGGGCCGCCGCCCCGAATGGTGGATACGCATCTTCCACCGTAAACCATACGAGACGATCATCCAGCAAATACGAAGGGAAACGAAATGAAAGTCAAGAAAACCCTCATGGACATGATCGTCAAATGGCATCAGGCCGGATACAGCCTCGATGAGATCTCGCCACTGGTTCCTCAAATCCCCAAAGAGGAAATCAAAGCGATCATCCAACAACACCACGAATAACAAGAAACCCGACCTTCCGGCCGGGCTCTGGCATTACCACAAACCAGACTATCACGCCGGAGGGAATCGAACAAATGTACGAACCGACCAACGAATCCCAACCAACACCAAACCAGACACAACCAGCACAAACCAAACAAAACAAGCCAGCGCTCGCCGACATGTGCCGAGTGTGCGGCGGTGAGTGCAATCTGCGCAATACGCTGTGTGACAAGTGCGATGCCGTAATGAGAGGATGGCTCCGCGACTATCCGTCATGGATCCAAGCCCTGAGCGAGTTTCTGGACAGCACCGCACATTACGGTGGCCATCAGCCCGGCCGGACCAATTTGGCTTCGGCTCCGACGCCGGTCAGGTTGTCTGTGATTGACCATCTGCAGGAGATCGATGATCTGGCTGTCGCTCTTTGGCGGCGGTTGTATGCTCCGCCGGCCATGCCGTGGGCCGATAGCAGGATTCATCCGTCTGTGTTGAAATGCCTGAGTATCTGCGCGGATTGCAATCGTCTTTCACGATTGCCGGACATTGGTCTGATTTGGCGTGACTGGGAGCGGGTGGTGCGCAAGACGCTGGGCATCATCGACGTGCCGCCATCCAGGCACGGCATCGGCAGGTGCCTGAATCCTCTGTGCGGCGTGGAGCTGAGTGCGGAGGTCGGCGCGGTAAGCGTTGACTGTCCGGTGTGCGGCAACGCTTATCGCGTGGTCGATGTGCGATTGGGTTTCCTGCGGGAGTGCATCGAATCGGGCAGGGCGTTCACGGCGGGGGAGTGCGCGGAGCTGCTGCGTGAATGCGGGTTCCAGTGCAATGCGAATACGATTCGCTCATGGCGTAAGCGTGGCAGGCTTCAGCCGGCCGGTGAGAACGATAAGGGACGGCCATTGTACAGGCTTTCGGACGTGCATCGGCAGGTGCTGCGGCGCGATTCGATTTGACAAAATCGAAAGTGCAACGCAGAATTGTCAGTGGATTAGAGGGTTCAAACCGAAGACATACGGTTTGAACCCTTTTCATATCCGCCTTGGATTCTCCTAACTCCTTGGGTTGCGTAACACCGTCCTGTCCGAACGGCATATCGGGCACGCTCCGCCCACTCTCGTCAGAGTGGGCATACACCAACAGCGGCAGGCAAGCCAATCCCGCGCTTACGTGATGCGGTGATGCTCAAACCGCCTGTCCATGCCTTCGTCAGTGGTAGATCGTACCGGCCGCGAGTCTTTATTGGATTCTCTTCCTTGCGACTGCGGGGACGCGGGTTCGAATCCCGCCGAAGGCACCCATGAAACAAAGGAAGCCCGGAATCGTTTTCCGGGCTTCCGGCTTATTCGTGCTCCTTGTGTTTGCGTGGTCTGCCGCCGCCGACGCCTCTGCCGGGACGTCGCGCGTTCCACCGGTCGATGGTTTCGGGGAGCCAGCCGCGGGTGCGGCCGATGCGCACGTCCGGCTCCGGCAGGTCGTAGACGGCGGCGTTCGCGACGCCGAGTCTTTCGGCCACCTGTTTGACGCCGAGGTATTCAGTCGTCATCGCCGTCCCTTCTGTCCATGATGAGCGTGGCGATGCACCAGATGCCCGCCGCGAGTCCGAACAGTCCGGCTTGCCATGGTTTCCCCGTGAGGCCGAGCATGGCGGACAGCAGTCCGCATATGATGCCGCATACGGCAAACAGTGTGCTTGTCTTCATGATGGCCATGAAATAGGATGGAACCGGGGTTCCGGGCACTAGGTCTGCTCGGAACCCTTTCGTCATCTCTTATGACGCGGCCTGCGCCGTATCGAGATGACGAGCGCCGCCAGTGCGATGATGTTGCTCGCCACCGAGCTGATGGCGGTCACGATGTCCGTCCATTTCATGCTCACCTCCTTTCCTGTTGACATAAACTATTGTATCAAAAATACATAAGTTATGCAAGCGAGATAGATATTACACGCCGAAAGGAGCAGAAATGAAAGAAGCCCTCGAAGAGATCGCACATCAACTCACACGCATAGCCGACCAAGGAGAACAGGCGGGCATGCAAATCAGCAGGGGGGATGCCTTGGAAGCGTGGGGCCTGCGAATCTACGAGGAGGACTTCCTCTCAGCGCTCCAATGTCTCGGAATCGAAGTCACAGACTGATATCGAATCGATGACGAATGACATCATATAAGCCAAACGTTCGCAGACAAAACGGATCGCGACGGAATCAGCTCGTTTCCAGACACAAAGCAGCGGTCAAAAGCGGAAGAACCTGCGGAATCTGCGGAAAGCCAATCGACCTGCGACTCAAATATCCAGATCCTTGGAGCTTCGTCGTGGATGAGATCATCCCAATCGCAAGAGGTGGAAATCCATATTCCTGGACAAACACCGAACCGACACATCGATGGTGCAACACCGTCAAAGGCACGCATACACTCGAGTGGGCACAACGTGAAGTGCGACGGCTCATGGCCGGTCAGCTGGGGCAGCAATCAAAACCACCCACCGGCGTGCCGTTTCGGAAAATCGACATCTAGGGGCGGTATCCCCTCCCGGTCCGGAAAACACGTCCCCCGCCGCATAGGGCCGATATCTCCCCGGAAGCTTAAAACGTGACGGTTCGTAAAACGTGACGGGAGGCGAAACGTCGTGAAATGCCTCATTTGCGGCAAGGAATTCAGGCCGTCAGGACGCGGGAAACCAGCTAAATACTGTTCTGGCGCATGCCGTGCGAAAGCGTACCGAGCAAGGAAGAACGATGGCGAGTCATCGCCGAAACCAGCAAAACCAAGAACAAAACGAAAGGCAAAGACGCCAGCTACTGCAGAACGGGAACATCCGGCAGACATCGACCGTCACAGTTTCGAACGCATGATGGATGGATCACACGAGGACACACTTCGTGAAATCGTCGGAAGACTTCGTGAGGCTCTGCATGATCCATCAACGCCGGCCAACGCGTTGCCGTCGATCAGCAGCAAGCTCGCAGAATTCGACGAACGGATGCGTATGGCCGAGGAATCCGGCAGCCTGTTCGACATGAACGATGACGTGACGGAGGTGGCGGAGGATGTCGGAGCGTCGATTGTCTGAAATCGCCCAACGGCTCGTGCAGCCGGAAGACGTCACGTCAAGCGACTTCAAACTTATCAACGGTGCGGCGGTCAAGGCTGGGATTCATTACGACCTATGGCAGAAAGGCTTTCTCTACCTTCTGTTCGCAAAACGCTCCGACGGCAAGTACGCATGCGGGTCCGGCGGCGCGGTTCTGTCCAGCTGTAGACAGATTGGCAAGACGTTCACCGTCGGAACCGCGATATTCATCCTGTGCGCCGGACGCGCAGGGACTCTGGTCATCTGGACCGCGCACCATACGCGCACCTCCGATGAGACGTTCGCCGATATGTGCGACCTGACCCGCAATCCGAAGCTTTCCAAATACGTGCAGTCCGTGCGCCGCGCAAACGGGCAGCAGGAGATCCGTTTCACCAATGGAAGCCGCATCATGTTCGGCGCTCGAGAGAACGGTTTCGGCCGAGGTCTGCACTCCGCCGACATCGAAGTGTTCGACGAGGCTCAGATTCTTACCATCAAGGCGTTGGACAACCTGATTCCAATCGTGAACACAAGTCCGAATCCGCTGATTGTGTTCATGGGCAATCCACCGAAGCCGGGCGATCAATGCGAGGCCTTCGAGGAGAAACGTTCGACCGCGTTGTCTGGCAAGTCGGATGACATGCTTTACGTCGAGCTCGGTGCAGACCGCGATTGCGACCTGGATGACAGGACCGCGTGGGCGAAAGCGAATCCGTCATATCCAAAACGCACCAGCGAGGAAGCAATCCTGCGCATGCGCAACCTCCTCGCAGAAGACTCGTTCCGACGTGAAGCGCTCGGCATCTGGGACGAACAGACAGCCACAGAGGTCATTGGTGAGGATGCATGGCACGCTACCGAGGTAGCCGACCCACAAACGGATGGCCTGCTCTCGTTCGGCGTGGACATGCCGCCGGACAGGAGTGCATTGGCCATCGGACTCGCGTTCAAGCACGACGATGGCACTGCATTCATCTCCCTACAGGAATACCGTTCCACTCGAACCGACGGAGTCCAATGGGCCGTCGACTGGCTGGCGGAACGCTGGAATAAGACCGCTGCGGTGGTAATAGACGCGCAATCGCCGGCCATGAGCATCGTGCCCGACCTGCAGAAACGGCATGTGCGTGTGACAGTCACCGACACACGCCAATTAGGACAGGCCACAGGCCGCGTGCTCGACATGATCCGTGACAAGTCCCTCACCCATCTGAGTGATAAGGACCAGCCACAGCTGGTTGCCGCCGTGAAGGGCGTCACATTGCGCGACATCGGTTCCAATGGAGCGGTCGCATGGAACAAGAAGGGCTCCGACGTGGAAATAAGCCCATTGCAAGCTACGACTCTGGCATTGCATGGGGCATTCACCACGAAACGCAAGCCAGGCAGGAAACAACGATTAAGGAGGCTTGCATGACATCGCTGCTCGCTCCGGTCACCGATTTCAGCGACCTCGGCATCATCTTCAATCCACCGACCGATATCAAAGGGCTTGACCCGGCGTTGCACGACACTTTATCGAATCTCGTCACTGTGTGGAACCGTAAGCGCGCGCGCAATTCATTGCGCTCCCGGTATGCGGATGGAAAACATCGGCTCCGCGACATCGGCTTCTCCATCCCGCCGAGCATGCGGAATCTCGAGGAGGTGGTCGGCTGGCCAGCGAAAGCAGTCAATGCACACGCCGAGCGCTGCATGTTCGATGGCTTTGTCAGTCCGAATAGCAGCGACGATTCCTTCGACCTGAATCCAATTCTCTCCGCTAACCGCTGGGACATCGAGCTGCCGATGGCGATCAGCAGCAGCATGATCCACTCGTGCGTCTTCATGGCCGTGTCGGAGGGCGACGAGTCGGCTGGGGAACCGCCTGTGCTCACCATTCCGCACAGCGCGCAATGGTCGAGCGCCCTGTGGAATTTCCGTACGCGCAGTCTCAAGGCGGCGCTCACCATCGATGACATCGACGATTACGCGCGTCCTACGCGATTCCGCCTATGGACGCCTTTCCAAGTCATCACCTGCCAGCTTGGGCGTGAATGGTACGTGGACGATGTGTGGACGCATGGTCTTGGCCGTGTGCCTGTGGAGGTGCTGTCTTATAGGCCGACCATCGACAGGCCTTTCGGCAGGTCGATCATCAACCGCGCGGTCATGAGCATCACCGATGACGTGGTGCGCACCGTCCTGCGCAGCGAGGTCAGCGCCGAATTCTACTCGGCACCGCAATGGCTCCTACTCGGCGCCGACCCCGATTCATTCAAGGACGATGATGGCAATCCGATTCCAGTCTGGGAATTCGTCATCGGACGAGGATGGCGACGTGCCGAAGCTTGAGCAGATCACCCAGCAGTCCGTGCAGCCGCATATCGACCAGATGCGAGAGCTTGCCTGCAGATTCGCCGGGGAGACGAATGTGCCGGTCAGCTCGCTCGGCATCATCCAGGACAATCCATCGAGCGCAGAGGCGATGCATGCTGCGGAGAAGGATCTGGTCATCGACTGCTCGGCAGCGAACCGCGTGTATGGTGCTTCGCTTCGTCGTATCGCGCAGGACATCATCATGCTTCGCGACCATACGACCGAAGTGACCGACGAGATGGCGGGCATCACCGCACGATGGCGCAATCCGTCGCTGCCGAGCGTCATCGACGCCGGAGACGCGATGGTCAAACTCGTGGGGGCCTTCCCTTGGCTTGCCGACACGACCGTCGCATTGGAGGAAGTCGGCTTCACTGACGAGCAAATCACCAGACTCCTATCGGAAAAGCGCCGAGCCGAAGCGAAAAGCGCATTGAACGCGCTCGCCGGGATGAACGGAGGCGGGAATGACAAACCGGACTCCGAGCCGCAAGGAAATCAATCTTCTGACCAAATCGCAGAAGACGGCGGTGAGCCTCGCACAACGGGAGATGGGCCAAGCGTGGCAACAGCTGCAGGGAATGGAACCGGCACAGCAGCGTGACATGCTGCTGGAACTCGTTCCCGCCATCATTGACAAATATGGAAGCATCAGTTCGACCGCAGCAGCCGACTGGTACAAGCGAATGCGGTCGAAATGGTTCGACGACAAATACGAGCCGATACTCGCCGACCCTATACATGACGATTTGACCGACATGATTCGGGCGAAGGCAAGCATGCTGTTCAAAGGCAACGAGCGATATGATCCGAACGCCTATCTCTCGTACCTGAATCGGCTTATCGCGGTCGGAGTGCGTAACGGCGGTCGCAGTACCGTCAGGTCGGCAGCCAAGCTTGACAAGTATGGGCCCCGGTTCGCACGCGTTCCTTCCGGACTTCATACCTGCGCGTTCTGTGCCATGCTCGCCGGACGCGGCTTCGTCTATGCAAGCGCCGAAAAGGCCGGAGGCTTGTTCAACAAGTACCATGCGGCATGCGACTGCGAGATTGTCCCATCATGGGATGAAAAACCGCGTGTGGAGGGCTATCGTCCCGACGAATTGTACGACGACTATCTCAAAGCGAGGGATGAGGCCGGAAGCGATTCGGTGGACGATATCCTTCGCGCGATGCGACAGCATAAGGGCAAATACGCGGATGGAATCCGTCCGGGAACCGCCATCCCTGATGGTTGGAAGCAGCCTCATGCGCAGAACGAGGAACGACTGCTTTCAATGCGAGGACTCGCTGGCGTCACCGATCGCGAATGGTACATGCGTCAGGAAAAGGTTGGAGTTCCGCACTCCACCGATATGTTATATCCGCAGGAAATCGTGTTCCTTGAACGATTCCAGAATCTTGGGAACCATGTCGAATGGATACCAAGAGACATAGAAAAAAGGACAGCGACAAATGATTTCCGTTGGATCGAAACAAACGAGCTTTGCGAATTGAAGTCCTTGGCAAAAGCTGATTTTGGCAAAATCGCCGATCGTATCACCAAAGCCGTTCGAAGCGCTAAAGAGAATCACGATGTCGTCAAGGACTGTTTCGTGATAGATCTTGGCCAATCGAAACGTAAAGACAAGCTTGTTCACCAGTTAGAGAAGTACAACGATCGTGAGTGGAAAATCCGCAGACTTTTCATTCTCGACGGTGAAGGTTTATTGGAAATCAAATTGAAATGAAACAACCGGGAGCACGCCTCCGCTCATTGCGTTTTATTTCAACGCCGCAGAGGACCCCCGGTCTTCATATAT